CGCCCCGGGGGGGGGGGGGGAGGCGGGTGCCTTGGGAGGGGCCCCCCTCCCGGCCGCGGCCCCCCCAAACCCGGGCGGGGGGGGGGGGGGCAGTTTGAGCACGACCCAAACAAGGGCTCCCGAGGAGACTGGGCCAGGTGGCAGCGGGATTGTTATGGTTCGGTACAAGGTCTGACCGGTGAGCTATGCCGTAGAGCAGTGGGACAGCGTTGATCTGGATCTGAGGGCTGGGCCGTACATCGCCCCGGTCGACCCGATCGCGCTTGTTCTCGATTTTACCGACGGACTGGCCCCGCCGCTGCCGTGGTTAAAGCCGACGCTTTTCGCTGAGTACCTGGCGCCTATTCAACGGGCGGGATCCGCTCAGGGGTCGACCTCGATTACGATCACCCCGGCGACACCAGCGGACGGCGAGCGCGGCCTGCGCTGGATCCGGGCGACCGACCAGGATCTCGGGATCCGTGCCCGCTTCGAGGCATCCGGTCAGAAGGATAGCGCCGGTGTGCTGGCTTGGGGGCTGGCAGACACCAAGCAGGGCGAGCGTGCGGCGCCGTGGAGTCAGTCCGGCTCCCGCGATCGCGAGCAGGGCCTTTCTTGGGGCCGAGCGTTCGCGATCGACCGTATGGGCTACGTCAGCTCCTGGGTAATGAAAACGCCTGCCAGAGATGCAGAGAGAGGCTTTGCCTGGTACTCGGTGAACCTGACCGGCACGGTTTACGACGACGCGGCCGAACGCTACGCGCTCCTGCAGACCGACGCGGCCACCACGATCACGCTCGCCACGGACTCGGGCACGATTGAGATTACAGACCCGGATAACGTCGAGCTTCGGTTCGGCTGGGTGAAGCCGTCGCGACCGAGCGTGCCCCACGACGTGACGTACCGAATCACAGCCCGCCAGGCTGAGCCACGCGATCGCGGTCAGCGCCTACCGTGGGGCGCTGGGCAGAGCGTTTGGCATGACTACAACCTCCCATACCCTGTGGAGCCAAACCCGGACCCTGATCCGGTGGAGCCGCCGGAATTCAAAACGGTCTATCTGATTATGAATACGCTGCAAATTACGGACGTTGCGACGGGTACACCGCTGGATATTCAAGGGGTGACCATCGGGCTGGATATCGATTCATGGGCGTGGAAATTCTCCGGCACGCTCTACGGGCAGGGCTCTTTGGCGCTGGTGGCGCCTGGTGCCGGCGGCATGAAAGATATCAGCGTGACGATCAACTCCCACGACTGGGTATTCTCTATCGAGCGCTACACCAGTGATGAGCGTTTCCCTACTGAAAAATTCACCATCACCGGTGTGAGCCGCACGCAGTATATGGCTGCGCCATTCGCGCCGACTCGCAGCTATACCAACGCAAGCGCTACCACGGCTGCCCAGGCGGCAACGGCAGAGCTGCAAAACACGGGTTTCTCCCTGACTTGGCCAACCGGAAACGATGAGGACCTTCCGGATTGGCCGATCCCGGCAGGAGCGTTGAGCTTCCGTGATAAGTCGCCGGCGCAGGTGGTGGCGCAAATTGTAACGGCGGCAGGCGGGATTATGGTGCCTGCCATGGCGGCAGATAGCTGGACCGTGCAGCCTCGCTACAAGGTGGCGCCGTGGAATTGGGAAACGGCGACGCCGGATGCAGGCATCTATATTGGCATGGTGCGCTCGCGCTCCGCGCAGTACGAACCGGCCCCCGCGTTCAATGCCTGCTATGTGAGCGGTGTTAGCCAAGGTGTGGCCGTTGATGTGCAGCGGGCTGGCAGTGGTGGCACGGCCCCGATGCCTGACATTTACGAAGACCTGATCACTGATAGCCAGCCCGCCATTAGCCGCGGTACAGCCGAATTGGCCGGGGCAGGGAACAAGGTGGTGGAAACCCTGAGCGTGCTCATTCCTGAGTCCGGGGCTGCGCCGGGGGTGGTTCTGCCTGGGATGATCGTGAAAGTCATGCACGATGACCCTTTGCTCGACTACATGGCCCTGGTGCTTGCTGTGTCGATCAGTGTGCAGAAAGCGGGCGGTGCCGAGATTTATCAATCCGTGACCCTGGAGCGCAGCGCATGAGTACCCGTAACCCCTGGCTGAAGTTCCGGCGCTTGCTGCAAGGCGAGGGCCGGTATGTGGTCACTGTGCAGAGCAACAACGGCGACGGCACCAGCACCGTGCAAACCCGTGACGGCGTGAGCATCACCGTTAAAGGCGAAGATGTGGCCGCAACCAAGAAGGCAATGATCGAAAACGGCAGGCTGTCTTATGAAGTGCCGGTGTTGACGGTATCGACCGTCGAGGTGTGAGCCACTGCTAAGCGTAAGAGAAATTCGGGGCCAGGCCACGAACCTACCTTCCTACACCGTTCAGGTGTGAGAGACGGGCACCACCCGGGTGCTGTAACACCTGGGTGGTCCTAACAAGCGAGAGCATACCTCGTTTGCCAAGCAAGGCCCGCCGCTGTGTCGACACAGCGCGGTGAGCCTACCTTAATCGGCAAATATGAGGAATCCCCAATGGCTAAACCGCTGTTCCCGTGGATGGGTGGAAAGTCCCGTCTGGCGAGTTCAATCATTCCCTTGTTTCCCACGCACAGCTGCTATGTAGAGGTGTTTGCTGGGGCGGGGGGTATTTTCTTCGCGAAGTCACCGTCACAGGTTGAGGTGCTTAACGATATCAATGGCGAGATCGTCAACCTGTATCGGGTGGTCAAGCATCACTTGGAGGAACTGTATAAGCAGTTCAAGTGGGTGCTGGTCAGCCGGGATCAGTGGTCCTGGCTGCGAGACACGCCCCCGGAAACGCTGACCGATGTGCAGCGCGCTGCGCGGTTTCTCTACCTGCAGAAGCTTGCCTTCGGGGGCAAAGCTACAGGGCAGACCTTCGGTACGGCCGCGACTACTCGCCCGAAATTCAACCTGCTGACATTGGAGAATGACCTGGTCGACGCTCATGCCCGGCTGTCACAGGTGACGCTGGAGCAGGGAGATTGGGCAAAAATGTTCGAGCGCTATGATCGCCCCGACACGCTGTTCTACTGCGACCCGCCCTACTATGAAACGGCAGGGTATGGCACGGAATTCGGTGTGGATCAGTACGAACAGATGGCCCGCTTGGGGCGTGAGTGCAAGGGCAAGGTAGTGATCAGCCTGAATGACCACCCGGTGGTCAGGGAGATTTTCGAGGGCTTCGAGATTCACTCAAAGGACTATGAGTACACCGTGGGTGGTAGCGCGAAGGATAAGCGGCAGGCCTGCAAAGAGCTGGTTATTCTGAACAGCAATGCGGTGGAGCAGCAGGGCGGGTTATTTGGGTTGGGGGTTTGATCGGGTATGCTCCCTCTTTGATATAGAGGGGAGGGGGTATGAGCAATTGCAAGCTTGTTGGGCTGGTGCTGCTGGGGCTGTTTGCTATCGCACTTGTTGTGGGGGTCTACGCAGGACACTTTGGTTCGCAAGCAGTGGGTGGGCCTGCTGAGTGGGCTCAATTTGGGGACTACGTGGGAGGGGTTGCGAATCCATTGCTTGGATTCGTGACGATTCTGCTTCTGGTTATTTCGCTCAAGTACCAATCCGATGAGCTGGCTGCCACGCGTGAAGAGCTCTCCCAATCACGTGTAGCAATGGAGCGGGCCAACGTTCTGCATAGCAATAATATATTGGTTCAGTCGCGCAGCAATCTTAGGGCTCAGCTGCAACAGCATTATGCTGCATGCCTTGAATCGTTTGATTTGCGATGTAGGCAAGAGTTCTTCGCGTCTCATGGCGCTTTTTCTCATGCTGTGAGCTTGGATATGGTGGTTGCTGTTGCTGGTAAAGCAGAGCCGGTGGGCACTGTGGAAGAGGTTCTATTCAGTAGGCCGAGTGACTGGACAGGCGCGGGGTGGAAAGCGATAGCGCTATCGTGTCGTCAAGGATACCTTGATGCTGCTCAGGCCTTAATTTCATTGATTGAGTACTCTGATAGTGAGGTTACCGTGGATTGGGAGATCGAAAAGTTCTCCCGTTTACGGGTAAAGATGGAGTGCGGCGACTTATATTCCGGCTTGGATCTTGAAAAAATAACCACCGTTATTCGTGAAGCAAAGGCGGAGCGAGAGCTGGTGAATTTCCCCCCTTTCCATAAGAAACCAAAGGTCATTTGAGCCCGCCGCGTAGTCGCTGACACGTCTGTCGCTGGCCTGAGAACGGAGATCCTGCGATGGCCGGCGGCGGGAGAGTTCAGGTTCTCACCTGGTCGGTGCGGGGTCTGTCAGCTATGGCTGAGAAGTTTGTGTGATATGGGTGCCAGTAGAGGAAGGAAATATGGTTGTTTCCCGGTGGTAGGCCTTGGCGAATCGCGGTGTTGATTTGTCCCAAATGAGCATTTGAGTAACGAAAAAACAATGGTTTATCGTGGTGATTCACAAATGTTGCGGGACAGAAATTAAGCGCTAATGCATTGTTATTAATATAATTTTCTCGTTTTAGGTGGATCGCTTTTAACCAATTGGTCGCTGGTTCGAATCCAGCACGACCCACCATATTCAAAAGGGCTCGCCTACGGCGGGCCCTTTTCCGTTTCAGCCTCCCGGCTTCTCTCCCTCCGATGTTCCGTTCGACAGCGATCGATCAGCGCTGCAGTTCGCCAGTGCGTTGAAACAGGCGGTTGTCGTGTTCCTCCGCGGGCTTCCACACGGGTAGTCCTGCCTGCTCGGCCAGTTCCACCATGTGTGCGGTGCCACGCCCGCCAGGAAAGGCGATGACGCCCT